AAGCTCGCAAGCGGGCACCGCAGAACCGTGGCGTCTTTGACCGCACCAAGCGCCAAGTGTACAAGGAGATGAAGGTGAAGCAGGTGCGCTTGTATCGTCAAACATTGAAAAAATCCATCCGATGACCGTAGGCAAAGCCATCTATTACCTGCTGAACAACAGCACCGACCTCGAGGCCGTAGTCGGCACCCGCATCTTTCCGGAGGTAGCGGAGCAGGACAGTGCTTTGCCGTTTGTGATGTACTCGGTCATCAGCAACGAGCCGAGCGATACGCACAGCGGTCCGTCCTTGCTTGATGTGGCCCAGGTGGACGTGATTGCGTACAACACGAGCTACAGCGGCTGCATTGACATGGGCGTTTACGTTCGCGCAGCCTTGGACCGCGTCACAGGCACCTACAACGGCGTCAACGTGCAGTCATGCCAGTACAACTCCGAGGTCATCGACTTCGACGAGTACAAACGCGCATACGTCATCACGCAGAGCTACGACGTGCGCATTAGCCGGACCGAATTTGAGATTGCCCAGGGCACACCGGTTACGGGTGCGCAGCTTGGCGACCTGTACGACGTAACCGACGACGCAACGACCGGTCAAGTCATCGTCAAGCAAGCGGACGGCACGTGGGCGGGCGGTGATGCAGCGGGAGCGCTCGGCGACCTTACGGACGTTGCAAGCGACGTCACAAGTGAAGCCATTGACCGCCACGCGCTTGTGTACGATGAAGATTCCGGCGAATGGATTACGCGCTATCCCGGAGAGATTCGCATCTACAACGACAGCGACGAAACCATTGTCAAAGGTCGCTGCGTGACTGCTATTGGCGCTCAGGGCGACATGGTCACCGTCCGCCCATACATTACAACCGACGACACGCGCTACGTGGTCGGCGTTGCGACTGAGGAGATGGCGGTGGGCGCAAGTGGCCACGCCATTACCATCGGCGAGGTGCGCGGTTTGGACACGGAAGGTTTTGCTGTTGGAACTATTTTACAGCCGACGAATTTTGTCAATTCCGTCAGACCGTTTGGCATGGGGCCCGCTACCGCCGGTGCAGGTCAACCTGACCGACCGCTGCCCATCGCTATGGTCACGCGATCGCACGCCAACACCGGGCGAATTCAGGTGCGTATGTTCACGCCTGGCTATTACCATCAAATCGCCGCGATGAGCGATGTGTACGTTCCCTTCCCATATCAAGGAGCAGTTCTCAAGTACATCGTAAGCGGAGGCACTGCGTTTTGGGGCTATTTGCCACAAACGTCCAAAATCATTGCGGACGGCGCGGAGGAGGACGTGGAAATCTACTACTACGCTGAAAGCGACGACACGCAGCTTGCAATTACGCAGCGGAGCGATACGCCAAGCGCAGGTAACAAAATCGTGCGCAAGATTTGGTACACGACAGCATCGCAGGCCGACCCTGACGCTGACGTGTGGACGCTGTACCAAACGCTCGACGACAACGCGACCTTTGCAGAGCTTCAGACCGCGTTTGAGGCGTCGCTGCTCGTGTCGCCTACAGGCGGGCAGCCCGTGAGTATCAAAACAACGTGGGATGACATACCGGCGTTCAGCGGCTTGCTTGACACCTACCCGGGCGCGGCGGCGGCGTACTCGCTGCGGCTGCTTGATTCGACCTACACGGGCGATGCCATCAACGTCCGGCGGGCATCGGACAACGCGGTGCAGGACATCGGCTTCGACGCTAACGGCGACCTCGACACGTCGGCACTGGCTACGTTCTGCGCAGGTACGGACGGCTACGTGGTGCGGTGGTACGACCAAAGCGGGAACGGCAACGATGCGGTGCAGGCGACGACGAGTGCGCAGCCGCAGATTGTGGCGAGTGGGTCGGTTTTGACTGAAAACGGCAAGGCAGCACTCAGATTTGATGGTTCAGACGATTTATTTAATACGAGTTGGAGCGCAGGCGACACTTCGGCGTTTAGCTCTTTCAACATAGCAAGCCCAACAAACAATACGACCTCGTCTAATTTGTACGATTTACGAGATGCAAATGATGACGGATTGCGGCTGTTTATGTTTAGTGATGGGAATTTGTTCTTTTCAGCTGACGCAGACGATTTAAGAACAACCGCATACTTAAGCGGTCAGCAACTCGTTTATGCGAATTACAACAACAGCGCAATTTTTACGGCAATTGACGGTAATTCTACAGATACAACTACTGCTCCAGCAAGTACAAGTGTGACAGCAAACGCTTACTTGTTTGCAACGAACATAGGTTCTGCACCATTTAATGGTAAAGCACAAGAAGCAATATTTTACACCTCCGACCAATCCGCCAACCGCGCCGGCATCGAGACTAACATCAACGACTATTACACCATCTACTGATGCAGTACATCATCGTTCAACCCGAGGGCATCCTCAGCAGCCCACAACGCGCCGCGCTCATCTCGCGTGAGCTGTACTGCATCACGCGCCCGGTGCACCTGCAACGACCCGACGAGGCGCAATTCAACGTGTTTGGCATCATCCACCACGAGGACGGGCGGGCGGCGCTTGTAGTGGACACCGACTACATCATCCCGGTGCATCCGCTTGCGACCTTGGAGCGGCTAGTGTGCTTGTTCCCGGAGCTGACGGACGCGGAGCGGCTGACGTTGCAGCAGCTCGTGTTTACGTCGAGCGAGTTTCCGTTCGGTCAAATCGTACCCAGCACGACCACGGTGCGCGATGAGGCCTACATGGAAGCGGATGGATGGTTTCCAAACGATGAGGTATGACGGTGACGATTCAGTACACGATGGCGCACCTGATGGCGCTGCTGCAATACCTCGGCCCAGGAATGCCGATGCCGTACAACCCGACGCTCGACCTGAACGGCGACGGATGGATAACCGTGGCTGATCTACTTGCAATGCTCTCAAACATGACCCTATGAAAAAGATTCTCGCATACTTCGCAGCCATCATCCTGGCGCTCATCATCCTGGTACTCGGTCCACCTGTCCACGGCATGGCCTACGTGCTGAACATGCTGCACGATTGGTTTGAGCAGGCAGCGGACGAGACAACGCTTTTTTGAGATTGCGTAACTTGCCGTCATGAAAGTCAAGCTCGAAAAACCGTACAAGGCTGACGGATGGAACTGGCCCGCCGGCAAGGTGGTCGACGTCTCCAACAAGTTCGCAGCGAAACTGAAGGCAGGCGGGTACTTGGACAAGCCCAAGGCCAAGCCAGCACCAAAGAAAGTCACCACTCAATCTGAAGAATAATGGCACAGTCCACAGGCATCATCAACGCGAGCAGCATCCGCGTATTTCTCGGCACCACTGACGACAGTGAAGTCGTAGTCGACCACGTAACCGAGTGCAGCATCTCGCTCAACACCGACATCCGTGACATCACCACCAAGACGTCAGGCGGCTGGCGTGAAATCCTCCCGTCTGTCAAATCCGCATCGCTGTCTTTGTCGGGCTTGTTTGCGGAGGACGCTACGAACAACTTCAATTCGCTCGTTGATCACCAGATTGCGGGCAACTTGTTGTACGTCATCTTCACGAACGTGGGAGCAGGCACAGCAGCCAACGCAGGCGACGAGCAGTTCGACGTCAGCGGCTACATCACGAGCCTGGAACAAACGGCGGGCACGGAAGACAACGTCACGTTCAGCATGACCCTCGAAATCACGGGCACTGTTGTACGTGAGGTGATTGCGTGATAAATTAGCCGCATGGTAAACATCACAGTCGACGGCGTTACGTATTCGCTCCGGGCAAGCATGAAGGCTTGGAGGGACTTTGAAACGAACACAGGCACCCGCATGGCGGAAATTGGTGAAGCTGACATCACCAAGGTGCCTGAATTGCTTTACTACTGCGCAGCGGCAGGTGCACGGAAGGAAGGCAAGGCGTTCGAAGTAACGCTCGACGATTGGATGGACGCCATCACCACGGACGACATCATCGAGATGCAGGAGGCTATTGCCACCTTGCTCGGCGTAAAAAAAAAGTGACGAGAGCACAGAGGAGAGCGGCGAGCCGTTAACGTGGGACCATATCGAAGCAAAGGGCCTGGGCGTATTACGCCTGGGCCTTTCTGCGTTGTACGACCTGACGTTTGAGGAGTTTGGCAACGCCATGCGCGGCTTCTACGAGCTTGAGGAGCAACGGCAGCGGCAGGAGTGGGAACGCACCAGGTGGCTTGCTACCATCACGATGCAGCCACACGTGAAGAAAGGCAGCATTAAAAAGCCGACCGACATTGCCACGTTCCCATGGGAGGAGGAGCAGAAGAAGAAAACGGCCACTGATGGATTCAGTATCTTGCGGCAAATGGCGAGCAGATGAAGTTAGCAGATCTCGTAGTCGGTATCGGAGCAAACACCAAGCAGCTTGAGAAAGGGCTTGGCAAGGCTATGCGCGAAATGAAATATTTCGGCAGGAACACCAAGCAGTTAGGTAAAACCCTGTCGATGTCCATCACTGCTCCGCTGGCTATTATGGGTGCTACTTCGGTGCAGGCGTTCCGGGTGCAAGCCAAAGCCATTGCGCAAGTGGAGGCAGGACTGAAGTCCACCGGCAATCAGGTCGGCTACACGTCCAAGCAGTTGCAGCAGATGGCGAGCGACCTGCAAAGCAAGACGCTGTTTGGTGACGAGCAAATTCTGCAAGACGCCACCGCGCAGCTGCTCACGTTCACTAACATCAGCGGCGACCAATTTGCACGCACGCAGCAGGCCGCGCTCGACCTTGCGACGCGCTTGGACGGTGACCTCAAGGGTGCATCGATTCAGTTGGGTAAGGCGTTGAACGACCCGGTGGCAAACCTGTCGGCGCTGTCGCGCTCCGGCATCCAGTTCAGCGACGAGCAGAAGGAGGTCATCAAATCAATGGCCGAAACCGGGCGACTTGCAGAAGCTCAAACGCTCATCCTGGACGAGCTGAACAAGCAGTACGGTGGATCAGCTGAAGCAGCAGCAAAAGCCGACGGTGGATTCACGCAGCTTGCCAACGCATTCGGCGACCTGCAAGAGGAAATTGGCCGCACGCTTGTGCCCATTCTAACGCCGCTCGTGCAGAAGCTGCGGGAGATGATTGAGGCGTTCCAGGGCGCAGGCGACGGCACAAAGAAATTTGTAGTCATTGTCGGGCTTATTGCCGGTGCGGTCGGTCCGTTGCTGGTTATGATTCCGACGTTTGTGGGCGCATTGAAAGCGGCCCGCACGGCTATGCTTGGCCTGAACGCAGCCACACTGGCCAACCCGTTCGTGTTAGCCGCTGCGGCCATCGCTGCCATCGGCGTCTCGATGTGGGCGCTTTACGACGCAAGCACCGACGCGGAAAGCGAAGTAAAGAAACTGCGGGACGAGCTGAACGGCATGGAGGACGACGAGGCAGCGCGATACGTAGCCCAACGCATCCGCGAGCAAGAGGAGGCCGTTAAGAAACAGCGCGAGGCGGTGCAGGCATTGCGCAGGGCTGCAAACATGGGCGACGCAACCGACCGCCGCATCCACGCGCAGACCTTAGCACGCCAGGAGGAAGTGCTTGCGAACGAGGAAAAGAAACTCGACGGCTACAAGCGCGAGGCGTTCATCCTTGAAGGGCAGCAGCAATACGCTGACCACCTTGCCAACAGCACACAGGCCAAGGCAGACGCAGAAGCCGACGCGGCCGCAGCTGCTGCACTGACCAAGGACCAACTAAGGGAGCAAGCGCGGCAAATGGGCATCATTGCCGAGATGCGCGAGATGATGCGCGAGGACATCCTCACCGGCGGACCTCAAGACAAAGGCGCAAAGATTGACGCGCTGCCGGACGAGCTGACCGGGCTTGAGACCATCCCGGACATGATGGACGACTTCGAAAACGACTTCAACGTCGACGAGATAGCGTTTGAGAAGTGGCAGAAGTGGAACAACGTAATGCAGGGCTTCAAGTCCGTAGGCGAATCCGTGTTCCAATCGCTGGCCATGAACGCAGCATCGTTTGGAAATGAGATGGGCCAAGCGTTTGGAGCTATGGCACGCGGAGCGGAGGACGGTAAGGAGCGCATGAAGGAGGCCACCAAGGGCATCATCAACCAAGCACTGGCAGCAGCACAGGCCACCATCATTGAGGCCATGATCAGCAGCGGCAAGTTCAGCGGACCGGCAGCGCCCATCGTCATCCCTGCACTCGTGGCAGGCGGCATCGGCCTCGTGCAGTCGCTGTTTGCTGACATTCCCGCCTTTGCGGACGGCGGTATTATCAGCGGCCCAACCGTCGGTCTGATGGGTGAGTATCCAGGCGCTAAGACCAACCCGGAGGTCATCGCACCGCTTGACAAGCTGCAAAGCATGCTCGGCGCTGCACCCGTAGTCGTGACAGGCAAAATCGCAGGCAATGACATCCGACTGAGCAATCAGCGGAGCGAACGCAACGCACAACGATTCCTTCGCTAATGGCACTCAAGCACTACGCAGCATTTCAGGACTACAACGGCGGCTCTTGGTGGATTAACATCTACGACGAGGAGTACGGCGGCGCCACCACGTTTGAGTTCAACGTAGGCGAGTCCGGCTTTGAGTTGACGTGGGAGGGCGACATCAACAACCGCAGCGTGGCCATCGTGCCAAGCCGGCTGACCATTCCCGTGC